GTTTGCCTTAGCATGAGCAAGTAATTCATTCTTTGACATACCGCTTAGGTCTGCTTTGCCAGACTTTTTTGTTGCTGGCTTTTTTGTGGTTGTTTTCTTTACTACTTTAGGGGCTGGTTTCTCTTCTGGTGTTGGTATCGCAGCTTCTATAGCCGCTGGTACTGAAGGTCCAATTCCTAAAATTTTCTTTAACCAATTAAACATAATTTTCCTCCTATAGGAATAGTTATTTACATAAATACATTATAACGGAGACAAAAAATGGTAGCATTATATAAAGGTAAATTAACTTTAGACAAAGTAACAGGAATCAGGCATGATAAAGAACAACGCATGACCAATGTAAAACTTAAAGCATCTACTGACTTACCTAAAGTAGAAAAGTCTATGAAAAGCACTACCAACGTTAAAAAAGGTAAATGGAAAACATCATGAAAAAATGGATTATTGACAGACTAGGCGAAAGAACTTCACTTGACGGTGCCATATTAATTGGTGCTGGAGTTGCTTTTTTGATCTTTAAACCTATTGCAAGTCTAGTAGCATACGGTGCTATTGCATACGGTGCCTGGACTATTTGGAAAAAAGAAGACTAAAGTTTACTAATAGGTAAATCACTACTTGCACTCAAGTTCCATACTTGTTTGCGTTCAACCCCCTTTTTTTGAGCAAATCTTTTACTGTCGCAGTTCTTGCATACATGAAAGTAGTTATTATTCAGTCTTTTTGGATCCATACTACCTCTTGGTCTAACAAATTCTTCTTCGCAATTGTCACATCTAAATAAAACATAGGTACAATTTCTTGTATATGCATGTGTTTTGCCAAACTTTGACTGTCTTGTATGCCTTGTTTGCTTTACAAATTCTCTTAAATACATAACTATATTTACATTAAGATTATAAAATCATACGATAAATACTAGCAATAAAGAGGTAATCATGAATATTTGTACACTAACACCGGCAGCTCAAACAAGAATAAACGAATTATGCAGCGAAAATAACGCATTTGCAGTTAGTTTGAATGTAAAAGGCGGCGGATGTGCAGGGTTTGAATATGATTGGCAACTTGTAAAAAATAAAGAAGATATTGATGCTGATGATGAAATGATAGCAGAAAATTTTGTGATTGGAGCAGTAAGTTTAATGTATCTTTTTGGTTCTATAATTGATTATAAAAAAGATGTTATAGGATCTATGTTCGATATTAGAAATCCTAATGCACAATCAGCATGTGGATGTGGCGTTAGTGTAAATTTTAACATGGACAATTTACCATTATAAAAAAACTGGAGCAAATTAAAAATGGCAAAACAAGAAGTTGATATTGGTGTAGAGGGTAATGACGGCACCGGCGATAGTATTCGTGAATCGTTCCGTAAAGTAAATGAAAACTTTGAGGAACTTTATGCGGTATTTGGCGAAGGCGGCCAAATAACTTTTACATCGTTAGGTGACACCCCAGAATTCTTACAAGCAAGAACAATACCTTTAGTAGATGACGCAGCACAAAATTTAGATCTTGTAAAATTAGCAAGTGATACACAAAAAGGCGAAGATACTGATAGCGTTATTATTAGTTACGATCAAGCTGGTTATATTATACTTTCTACAGCATTTAGAAGATTATCACAAGACCCTGCTCCAGTGCTAGGTGCTCCACTAGATGCAAGACAAGAAACTGTCGACGATCAAGGAAACATTCTACCTGTTAGTATTGCACTAGGTCCTAACAGTGTTACACAAGATGCTGTTAGTGAATTTAATAGAGTTCATAGTGGTAATAATGTTACTATTGACGACTTAGCAATAACTAAGGGTTATGCTGATGCAAGATATATTGCAGGCGAATTACCAATACGTATTAAAGATGAGCCGGCAGATGCTAGTGAATATATCTTAACTATTGAAGATTATGACAATGGTAGACTTGTCATAAGTGATCACGGATTTGAAAGAACAATTAATGGTACTGCATTTGTATATAATGCTGAAGATGTTGATGCTACTAACTTAGTGTCTGGGACAACATATTATCTTAGATATTATAATTCTAGTCAATTAAGTATTCATACATCTAGAGCAGATGCAGTAATTCAAAGTCAGTCAGCAGCTGATCAAAATCGTATTGTAGTAAGTGGTACAATTGCTGCAGATGATACCCATACTTTAACTGATGCAGGATTTGATAATAACTTAGAAGGGTTCTTTTTATCAGACGAAGCAATGCCACGTAAGAGTATTGTAAGACGTCAAGGTGACACAATGGATGGACCTTTGATCTTGCACGATAGCCCAGGAGAACTTGCAGGGTTAACTTCTACTCCATCAGAGTTACAAGCAGCCACAAAATTTTATGTAGATAACACAGCATATGCAAGTCAGAACAACCTTTTTGTAAGCACTAAAGGTGATGACTCTATGAGAGGTGTGCCGCAAGGAAAAGAAGGTACATCTTTTACATATGCATATGCTTCTATTAATGCAGCATGTAGACGTGCTGAAGAAATGATGAAGGCTAGTGAAGCAGAACCTGGTCCGTACATGCAGACCATTACAATAAATAATGGCGCCGGACTAGCAACTGTTGTTTCTCAAGGTACAAGTGCAGAAACAGGAATTTCACCTCCTGTAGGACAAGGTAGTCCATTGTTTAGTACTGCTAGACAAATAATTGATCAAAATAGACAATATATTATTAGGGAAGTAACTGGTTACCTAAATTATACATATCCGGATTTTGACTATAATATTGAAACTTGTGAAAGAGATTTAGGATTAATTTTAGATGCTATTGCATTTGATATAAATCGAAGCGAAAGTACTGCACAAAATACAGCCAACAGTTTAACGAGAAGAGCAGCAGAAAGATACTATGCTAATGCTAGTGGCCGTATTGCAATAACACGTCAACAGACAGAAACAGTTGATGCAATTAATACTGCAAGAGATATGGTATTAGCAGCTCTTGTTAATAGACCATTAAATCAAACAGCGATTTCATCAATCACAAATTCAGCGATTGCAAAAATTACAACTTCGGTTCCGCACGGCTTACAAGATAAAAATATTATTATTGTAAAGGATGTTGTAGGACTTACAGAATTAAATAATAATCTCTACTATGTTAAGGTTATTACAAACGATTCAATAGAACTCTTCACTGATGTTAATTTAGAAAATGCAGTAGATACAAGTACATTTGCAACAGCATCAGGGGGTAACATCGGATTGCGTTATCAAACAGATGATAGTCAATATATTGCAGGTTCTAATGCAGAAGCAAATGCTATTAACGGTGTTAGAGATAAGTTTAACTTAGTTACTAATATTATTCAAAACGGAATAGATGCAGGTACTGTTGTAAACTTTGGTCAATCATATTATATACTTGTAAATCCAGGCGATAATGTTAGTACAGACCAAGCTATTGCAACTAACAGAGATGTTATTCCAGGAAAGATTATTGTTGGTAAACTATCAGGCGCACAAGGGCGTGTTGTAAACTATTTTGCATCTGATGATCCCGATAACCCAGAATCTAGCGGTGATTACGATCTTATAGAAGTGCATTTGCTAAAGCCGATAGATTTTACTGCCGGTGAGGGCTTAGAGTACGGTAACTTTGTTAATCGCAGACAAGTTACAATATTTGTTGAAACAGGGCAATATGAAGAAGACTATCCTATTAAAGTTCCTGCTAACGTTTCTATAAAAGGTGACGAATTTAGACGAGTAATTATTAGACCAAAAGACCGTGTTTCACAATCTAAATGGGCATCTACTTACATTTATAGAGATAGAGAGTTTGACGGACTAACACTAAACACAAATGGATATAGATTCTATAATCAAGTTAATGAATGGCAAGGGCATTTTGGTTATCACTATCTTAGTGATCCTGAAAAACCACTTAATGTTGGTAGTACAGTAGTTAATGCAGGAGGCTTTGAAGTAGCAGCCGATATCCTTAATGAAAACAAGCAATTTATAATTAGAGAAGTTATTAGTTATATTAACAATAACAGTGTCGATATACTTTATGATCATGATGCATTTAAAAATGATTTAGAAGCAATAATATCTGGAATTACTTATGATATGGTTCTAGGTACTACTTATAACCAAACACTATACGGATTAAAATTCCAACGAGAAAAGAGTCCCTGGTTAGATAGTCAAATTCAAGACATTTGGGTTACAGGACTAACAGAAGCAAAAAGATTAGTTGCTGGCATAACTAGTGTTGCTAACAATGCAACAGCATTATCTAGATGTAATAATGCGTTTGATGAAATTATTGATATTATACAAAACGGTGAATTAGATACTGATACCGCAGCTAATAATATTATATACGGCGCTATTCCAGCTTCAACTACAAACGGCGAGAATGCTAAAAATACATTACAAGCAAACAGAGATTTTATAGCAGCTGAAGGACTTGCGTTCTTACAACAGGTTTCGCCAGGAAAATATATTAATGATGCAGTAAGATTAAGAGACTTTAAGAATTTAGTCGATGCATTAAGTTATGAAATCTTATACGGTGGCTGGTTTGCAACTGCAGAATTTACAAGAGATCTATTTTTTGATATAGATACATTAAGATTAGAAATAGCAACTAGATCAGAAACTATTGAAACACTTGAAAGATTAAAACTTGTTTTAGAAGATGTTTTATTAGAAAATGCAGTTATTGTAACACAAGGCAATAGTGAAACACAAGATACTAGTGGAACTCCAGTAACTTCTGCAGAAGTTGATATAATAAACGCTAGACTAGATCAAATAATTGGTGTTATCACTGATGGTAATACACTTAATATTGCTAACAATGACAAACCAAACCTAACAGGCGGTGATCCTACACTAGTGGGCATTAAAGCAGATATTGATAGTTCTTACACAAGTATTGAATCTCAGGTAGTAACTCATCAAGATGCTTCACCTGCTGCACTATTTTCATATAATGCAACAAAATGTGCAAGAGACGTTGGACTAATTGTTGATGCTCTCATAGACGACCTTATTAGAGGTGGTTCTGAATTTTGTACCGAAGTACAAGGTCAATATCAAAGCAGCTATATCTCAGCATATAACGGTAATGGATTCGGCGGACAAGAATATATTACTAAACAAGCTATAGATTATATTACAGATATTGCTGATAGACTTTTTGACGGAGCATATGATTCTGTTTTGATCGAACAAGATCCGTTGAGTGCTACATATACTCCTCCAGATTTCCAATATGGAACTGGTGAAGTTGGAGCCGATGATGCGGTAGTAAGTTTGATTAACAAAATTACAAAAGCATTTGATAGAGATTATAATCCACCTTTACGTAACGATCAAATGGATTGTTTCTTAATGAACGATGCAACAATCTTACGTAACATTACTTGTCAAGGACACGGGGGCTTCTTGTGTGTGCTTGACCCTGATGGACAAATTTTAACTAAGTCGCCTTATATTCAAACAGGATCTTCATTTAGTAAAAGTATAAATGCAAAAACTTTTGCAGGCGGTATGTTTGTTGATGCTTATGCAGGTAACATACCTGTTTACATTCCTGAAACAATCGACCCAGACGGTGAAGGTGCAGTGAGTGGTAAAGTAAACAACTATGAACTTTGGGTAAGATCAGAACCAGGGCAGGGGTTGTTTATACGTGAACCTCAATTACCATGTCCATTTTACGTAGAAGGTAGACGTTATCAAGTTAATGCTATATCTAGATATAGCCAAGGTAACGGCTGGTGTAAGATACACCTTGATAACAACTCTAATGAAGGAGCCGGATATAACGAAGCAGACTTCAATGAAAAAATTATTACATTAAGTACAAGCCATGTTCCTGCACTAGGTGAGCAAATTACACAGGCAAATTCTGGAGCATTTGGAACAATTATAGATATTAGAAGCAATACAGAGATTGTTGTAAACAATGTTGTAGGAACATTTACTACTAATGCAGCTGACACTATTAGCGGTTCAATAACTGGGGCATATAGTGCGTATCCAACAGCATTAAATGGTTTATATGCCAGAAATCTTTACCTGCAAACTGCTGGTAATAGATCTATGCTTGGTAACGACTTTACACAAATTAACGATTTAGGTTATGCTCTTGTTACTAACAATGGTGCGTTCTCTGAAATGGTATCTATGTTTACATACTACTGTCATGCAGCATATTATGCTAAAAACGGTTCGGAAATACGTTCACTAAACGGTTCTAACGGTTATGGTAACTTTGGTTTGGTTGCTGAAGGTGCTGATCCTAACGAAATTCCAGATCAAATCACATATGCACAAAGCATGACATATCCATTAAAAACATTTACCTTTGTAGATGGCGCAGGCGACACATCAAACCTTGCAGGTGAAAATGCAATATTTGTATATGATGCTGCATACCCGCCTAACCCTAATTCAATATTAGAAATTAACCATGGCGGGTCAGTTGGAACTCTACGTTATAGAATTAGCAGTGTATCCGAAGCCGACATTTCCCCTGCTAGTCCACCTAGTAACGGAGTATTAGATAATACTGTTTATAGATTACAGATTACTGGTCAACCATTAGGCGAAAATGGTGATTTCTTTAATGCTATTCAAGACGATTTACCTAATGGAACTCTTATAAGTTATAGAAGCAGTGAAACACACGTAATAGGAGCAGTTAGAGATAAAAACAATATTGTTGATAGACCTTCAACTGCTATCAACTTTGACGAATCAGACACTATAACATATCGTTCAATTAGTTTTGCAGGTAGTGACAACTACGGTACTGAACTAGCAGCCGATGAAGTACAAACTACTTTTAACTTACCATATGATGTTATTGAAATAGCGATAGATTATGCTAATGCAGGAAGTGGAAAAGGTTTAGCACCTGGGGACACTACAATTGCTATTCTTCCCGACGGTGATGCAGATGGCAATTCTGCACTTGAAGCAAGTGACATACTGCGTCTTACTAGAGATATTGCAGGAAGACAACCCGGAGAGGCTAATTACGCAGGCGGGATGATTTTTAGTTATAAAGGTCGTACACACCAAATTATTAATTATACAGATAACGGTGGAAATAGTGCTGATCTTACTATTGCAAGTTCTCCAGTACACGATATTACTAGCGGCGGAACAGGATTAGCAGCAGCAGTAGAACAAGACCTTATTTTATATGCAGCCCTTCCATTAAATAGTACCGCTGAAGTAACTATTAACATTTCACTATGTCGTGCAACAGGGCATGACTTTACACAAATTGGTACAGGCGGGTTTAACACCAGTAACTATCCTAATGTTATTTTAGGCAATCCAGTAGGAGGTCTACAAGCAAGTCTTGCACCTTTCTATGAAGACAGTGACTCTGCAACAAAGGCACAAGTTTGGGAAAGACGTAAAGGACGTGTGTTCTGGATGTCAACTGACCAATACGGTTTCTTCCGTGTAGGACAATTCTTTAGTATCGACCAAGCACAAGGTTCGATTAACTTTTCCGGTGAACTTGGTATTACAAATGCTAATGAACTAGGATTTAAGAAAGGTGTTGTAGTTGATGAATTTTCAATTGATGACACTATGGCGGATGAGTCAGATAATGCTGTACCAGTTGAAAAGGCAATTGTTTCTTATATAAACAAACGCTTAGGTCGAGATAAGGTTGATAATTTTGTAACTCCATTAGGTCCAGGATTTGTTACATTAACAGGTACTACAGAAATGAGCGGTGAGCTCAAGATGGGTACTAATAAAATTATTAATGTTGCTGATCCAACTAATGGTAGTGATGCTGCAACAAAGGATTATGTTGACACTATCATTACAGAAAATGACAACTATGAAAAGTTAAGAGAAACTACTAAAAGTAACGTTGAACCAGGTGATTGGGTTGTATATTCTGGATTGCGAAAAGCATTTACAGAATTACCAGATGATACCGGACCGGGAACACAAACATTAGAAGTAAATGATAATATACAAAACAGTAACGGAACTGTTACTGGAGTTGTTAAAGATGTAACTTCAGATACAGATGCAGTTATTGGTGAAGGGCAACCTGGAAATACTGTATATATTATAACATATGAGCTAACATCAGCTGCTGATTTCCAAGAATCTGAAACAATTTATGGTACTGGCGGAAAGTCAACTGTTGAAGCTCAAATACTTAGAGGTCCGTTCGATGAACTTATTAATGCTAAAAATAGTGCAAACAGTGACTTTGATGTAACATTTACAAGAACAGCAGGAGTTATTGATGATAACTTAGGTGCTACTGCTGCCGAGTTTGATTTCCAACTTAATAAAGTTATTGAAAATGCTGACGTCACAGACAATGCATCTATTGAACAAAGTAAATTGTTAATGAAAAGAGCAAAGCCTAAAGCTAACAGCTCAGGGTTGTATGGAACCAACGACGATGCTGGACAGGCAGATAGAGGTTTAGCAGCATTTGATGATGATAACTTTACACAAGAAATACAAATATTCCTGTCAGGCACTATTGCAGTTAGTGCAGGTGATATACTTTATCAAGGAACAAAACAAGCGGTTGTAGTAAATTCTTTCTTAACCCAAAATCAAGGACTAGTAAGAACAAGCGATACTTGGACTATAGACCCAAGTACTGAAATTCAACATTCTACAAGAACAGATGGTCGTATAAATGCAGCACAAACATTAACCGGAATAACTGTTACCAATGTTAAAGATAGTGGCTATATTGGACTTAAAGATCGTTCAGTAGGAATTACAAAACTATCTCAAATTAGTTCTGGGTATTTGTTAGGTAGAGCTGAAAGAGATACTCCTGACACTGGTGATGTTGAACCAGTTATTTTTGATACAATTGTTGACCAAGGACTTGCATTACAAGACAAAGACTTTAACAATGCACAAATTACCAGTATATCAGGTCAAAAACTAACATTTACTACTCGTGTTAGTGTTAACAATGGAGAAAAACTTACACAAGTACAAGGAGGAACAACTATTGAAGGTACTGTTCAAGGTGCCGTAAATAGCGAATTTACTGCTTATGTTACTAACGTTGTCGTCCAAGGTACAACAACATCAGCAACTTTCCAACAAGGAACAACTGTAGGTGACGGACTATTAACACTCGGAGCAAGTATACAAACAGTAGACTCAAACTTTAGTTTAATTGGTTCTGCTATGGTACGTCAAGAAGATGGTGTTTACGGAACAACTCCGATTAGTACAGGTAGTGCAAACAACAGTATAGTTAGAAGAACTAGTAACGGTAGTATACAAGCAACTTCAATAATTGTTGGCGGTAGTTCTACAAATACTATCTTATCAGTAAGCAGTAATACACTAAATGTTACTACACCACAAGGTGCTAACATCTTTAGTGCATCTGGCGCTAGTACTACTTTACCAACTATGGATGTTTCAGGTAATGTTGAAATAGGTAACATAGGGTATAATACCGGCGAAAGTGTACTAAAAGATGGTAGTACTTGGGGTGCTACAGGAGGTGCGGATCCAGATCCGCAACTAGTAACATCAGAAACATCATCACTTGCAGTTCGTTGGATTTATAGTTCATTTATTGAAGCACCATCAGAAAAAGGCCAAGTAGGTGGCGGTACTGGTATTGGATTAGGTTCAGGTACTGCTACTCCAAGTTCATTAGACGGAGTAATTGCTTTAATATGTAGTGGTGATGAAATTATTGTTGCAGATCAAAGCGATGTAAAGATTAATGCAGCAATTACTACAGATGATGCTCTTACAATCAGCGGTAACTTAACTATTAAAGCAGAAGGCGATCTAAGCATTAGAAACGCAGCTAACACTGCTGATACATTCTTAGTTGATGGTGGTACCGGTAATACAACTATTACAGGCACACTAGGTGTTACTAGTAATATTAGCGGTGGTGGCACACTGGCTATAGGAAGCAGTGCAACGATTGCAGGCGGTTATGGTAATACAGGCACAAGTATTGATACAAGTGGTAATATTTCAACAAATGGTAATCTTACTGTTGACGGTAACACAATAATTAGTGGAAACGTCGATCTAGGATCTAATACAGTAGATACTATAAGTGTAAATGGTTATATCGATACTAATGTTATTCCAGATAGTAACGGAACAAGAAACTTAGGTTCAAGTGGAAATCGTTGGGGGACAGTATATGGTAATACATTCTCAGGAACAGCAACAACAGCACGTTATGCTGACTTGGCAGAAAATTATCTAGGCGATGCAGACTATGAACCAGGAACTGTGCTAGTGTTAGGTGGCGATGCTGAAGTTACAATTACAGACAGAAAAGGTGATCGTAGAGTTGCTGGTGTAGTAACAACTAATCCTGCACACTTGATGAATAGTACGCTAGAAGGTGAACATGTTACTGGCGTTGCACTACAAGGGCGTGTTCCTTGTAAAGTGTTAGGCAAGGTTTCTAAAGGTGATATACTAGTAACTAGTGCTGTTCCGGGATATGCATGTGTAGATAATAATCCTACATATGGCAGTGTAATAGGTAAAGCTATTGAAGACAAAGATGACACAGGCAAAGGTGTTATTGAAGTATTAGTAGGTAAAGCCTAAAAGCGATAAATATGTAAAATAGGATTATAAAATGGCAAATAGATTTCCTTTAGTTTTTGATGCAAGCACAAACAAAAGAATAGAAGAAATACCTACTGGTGATAATTTAACATTATCAGGTAGCAGTATAATTGATGTTATTGATATATCAGGAACAGGTACATTAACAATTCCTAGTATAAATGCAACAACAGTTAGGGTAGGCGGTACCCTTTTATCAGATGTTGCTACGTCTAATGATTATAATGATTTAAGTAATTTGCCAACACTGTTTAGCGGTGATTATAACGATCTTACCAATAAGCCTGTACTCACTCCTGACTGGGCAGACATAACTAACAAACCAGTTATAGCATCAAGATTAAGTCAACTAGTTAATGATACTAACTTTATAACAAATACTTCAGCGAGTATTTTATCTAATCAAGTTACAGGCTTGTCTTCAGTAGCTACTTCAGGTTCGTTTAATGACTTATCAGATGTGCCCGATTATGTTTTAGCTAGTCAGCTTGTAGGAGACACACTTACTGTCGAAGTTACAAACACAGGCGACTTAGTAGGTAGTGTATTTGCAGACGATAGCTCACTAATGGTAGATCATTTCAATAATGAATTAATTGCTAACAAACTAAAAACTGATATTATAGAAGCTAACGATATTTCAATTTTAGCACCAGATGGTATCTTTATTGAAACTACACAGTTCTTAACCCTTAGAACACAAAGTTTTGAAATTACAAACGATAATAGCGGTACTATTATTGAAGATCAAGATATTATTAGATTTGTTGGTAACATAGACTTTGCAAATGCTACTGTAACTGGACTAACTGGCCAAAGTATTGTAGGCGATCTTAAAGGTAGTGTATTTGGTGATGATAGTACTGTACTAGTTGATGCTGTAAACAATAATATAGAAGCTAACGTAATTACTGCAAACATTGTTGATGCTACTACACTAAAAGGTAATCTTACAAAGAATGGTTCTAGTTTAGATATTTCAACAGATAGTGGTATACAACTTTTGCCAAATGGTTTTTTAAATGTTCCTAATGCTACTACAGTCACTATTGCAGGATCTCAAGGAATAAGCATTACAGCAACAAATAATCTAACACTTACAAGCACAAGTGGTATTGTAGACTTTACAAATAGTACAGAAGTTGATTTTAGTGGTGTTACAGTCACAGGATTATCTGTCACAGCATCGGGAGATGTACAAGGAAGTGTATTTGCTGATAACTCAACATTACTTGTTGACGGTATAAATGCAACTATTCCAGCAGCTAATATTAGCGGTACTTTTACTGGATTAAATAGCCCTTCATTAGTTGCAGCAAGTAATTTAGCAATTACATCTGGTAATAATATAACACAAACTGCTACAAACAATATTACAATACAGAGCACAAGTAATGGCATTGTTGCAGTAGGAAATGCAGGCAGCGGCGGCATAACACTAGGTAGTGGTTCAAACACTATCACGGTAACTAATGGTTCTAGTTTAGATCTTTCAGATTTAACTGATATCAATTTTGCAAATTCTGCTGTTTCTAATTTGCTAGGAACACAAATATCTTATACCCCAGCAAACGGTTCTGCCTGGGTGGATCCAGATCCTACTAACATTAAAGAAGCTATAGACAGAATTGCTCTTGCAATATTCAGTTTACAAGGCGGTTCAGGAATAGCATAAACGGAGACTTAAATGGCAATAGAATATATTAACACAGGACAAATCGCAAATGACGGAACTGGTGATGCTCTCCGTGAAGCTTTTATAAAAATTAATAACAACTTTGAAGAACTCGATCTACGTCTTATAGAAGAAACTGTAATTGAAAATGTTGGCTCAGTAGGAGTAGGACTTTATGCTGGTAAGACTGACGGAGTGCATGGTTTTAAGAAAGTTGTATCAGGCACTAATATAAATATTACCGAAGGTGCAACTACTGTTACTTTAGATGTTCCTGATTCTTTAGATGAACTACTTATTGTTAGCGATAATGGATCTTTAACCGTAGCAAATGGTCAAAGTATGACCATAAATGGTGGTAACGCAATAACAACTAGTGTAAGTGGTCAAACTCTCACAGTTGATTTAGATTCAACTAATATTGTATCGAGAGATAATAGTCCTACTCTAAGTGCAAATCTTAATGCCAATAATAACAATATTTTGAACATTAATACTCTTTACGCAAACACTTACATAGGATCAGTAGAAGGTAATGTTTGGGGATATGACTTAAGAGACTTTGGCGAATATTTTTCAGGATTTGATTTTGGGAACTTTAGAACTGAATACACTAGTGCTATACAATTTATAGTACAAAACATTGATGTAGACTTTGGAGACATTGATCCTGAACGACTTGACTTAGAAGTAGATCTTGGCTATATCTCTTAGCGATAAATATGCTATATGAGGATAAAAAATGGCAGATCTATGGACCATCGGTAATAATTACACACTTGCAAATTTAGAAGAAACTGTTACAGTTAGATTGCCTCTTCCAGTACTTTCAAGAGCTACTGTAAGCAAAATTAGCGGCAATTTGCCTCCCGGCATGCGTATAAGTGGGTTAAATATTATTGGCACACCATATGAAGTTGCAAGACTTACAGAATATAAATTTGTTTTAAGAGCAACATTAGATAATGCTATTCAAGATAGAACTTTTAAAATTACAGTAAGTGGCGCTGATGAACCAGTCTGGCAAACAATAGGTGGCGATCTTCCTGTTGGTAATAATAATACATATTACATTCTTGACAGCTCTCCGATAGACTTTCAATTAGAAGCAATAGATACAGATATTGCAGCAGGTCAGACTTTAGAATACTATATAGCCGACGGTGATGGAAAGTTACCTCCCGGTACTTCTTTAACAACAGATGGACGTATTGTAGGCATAGTTGATCCGTTGCTTGCTATCGAACGAGGACAGTTATATGCAGCAGGAACATATGATACTAGTCCATATGATTTAACAACAGGTGGTTATGATTTTGGTATAAGAAGCTCAAATGGATTTGATAGTTTTTTCTATGATACAACGGTTTGGGATTTTAGTTATACTGAGAGACCACCAAACAAACTAAACAGATATTACGAGTTTACAGTTAGCGTTACAGACGGTGATACTGTTTCTAGAAGAACTTTTAAAATATTTGTTGTAGGTGATGATTTTTTCCGTGCAGACAATACTATACTACCAGTTAGCAACGGAGTATTTACTGCTGACAATACAAACTTAAGAACACCTATATGGGTTACTCCAGGAAATCTTGGATTTAAAAGATCAAATAATTATATTACTATTCCTTTAGATATTATTGATACCAATACGCAAGTAGGGTATGTGAACTATACCTTGCGAGATACAAACTACGGAGTATATAGATTAAAAACTACAGGAGAAATTATATACAACGGACAGTATGAAATATCAGGAATACTTCCAAAGTTTATAGATAGTGGCAGAGGTCCTGATAGTTTCAACGGTGCTGTTCCTAATCCTATTACTCCTGACGAATGGGAGGTTATAGAACCTGAAACTGTCAGCCAATTACCTAGTGGACTATCATTAGATACTTCAACAGGTGATATTGCAGGTAGGTCTCCGTATCAATCACAGGTTTCTATTGTTTACAATTTTACAATAACTGCTACACGATATACTCCAGATCAGTCCGAAGATCCTGTTAGTTCTAGTAAAAAGTTTACACTAACTATTATAGGTGAAATAGACTCACAAACTACTTGGGTTACTGACCCTAATTTAGGAACATTAAATTCTAATTCTATTAGTTTATTAAGAGTAGAAGCAACTACTAATGTACCTAATTCACAAGTTCTTTATAGTTTAGCAAGTGGTGATTTACCACCAGGATTACAACTAAGTTATGACGGAGAAATTGTAGGAACTGTAAATGCGTTTGGTGAAAATATTTATAGAAGTAAATGGCGCGGCAGTAGGTCATATAGAGCTGGAGATATTGTAAGATATAATGGTGGACTGTATCAAACACAAAGTAATCATACAAGCTCGTCAGATAACAACTTTATTACAGATCAAGATTTATGGCAGGAATTTAATTACACAAAAAGTGGTCTTACTACTTCAGATAGTGATACTACTACTCTTGACGGTAATGAAACTACTATAGATAGATTATACAATTTTACAGTAAATGCAGAAGATCAGTACAAATATAGTATTGAAAAAAGAGAATTCTTTATAGCTGTTAGAGATCCAGAAGTAACAAAATATAGCAATCTTAGCTTAAAGCCTTTCTTAAAAGAAAGCGTTAAAGAAGAGTTTAGAAATTTTATTGCAGATCCAGAAATTTTTATACCAGAACACATATACAGACCTACTGATCCAAACTTTGGTATACAAGCTAATCCTAAGGTTCCTGTTTATTTTGGAATTGAAAGTAAAAGTATTGATAACTTTGTTTCTGCAATATCAAAGAATCATAAAAGAAAACAGTATATAATTGGAGACCTTAAAACAGCAGAAGCTAGAGTTGAGGGTACTCGAGAAGTAATATACGAAGTTGTTTATATTGAGGTTAAAGATCCGAGCAATCCTAAAACTGGAAGAACTAGAAAAAGTTTTAAAATTCGTAACAATGACAATATAACTGCTGATATAGCACAATACAATCCAAAAAATATGTTTTATGATTATGATGAGCCTCCTGCATTTACAATTAATACTCGAAGAGGATTAATAACGGTAAAATTAGGAGAAGACTTTTTTATAGATACACGAGCAGATGGAACATTTACTTTAAGATGGACTGGTGGTCTACAAGTTGATAGTAGAACAGAATCAAATCTTATAAAAATATTAGAAGGTTTAGGCGATACAATGAAAATTTTACCTAAATACACTAATGTTATAAAAGCAGATACTGATGCAATTGATGTATCTATGAATAAAGACGATGTAAGATATATTAGTAACCTTTCTAATATGCGTGATAACATTAGAACTATCGGAACATCTAATAGAAATTTTGTTCCGTTATGGATGCGCAGTCAACAACAAGACAGTGTAAATGAATTAGGTTATACTCCAGCTATTGTACTTTGCTATTGTAAACCAGGAACTAGTGCTATTATTAAAAGTGCAATTAATGCAAGTGGGTTTAATTTTAATATATTTAATTTAGATATGGACAGATATATAATTGATAGCACAGATAGCTCAAGCGAATCTAAATACTTGGTTTTCCAAAATTATAGATTCAACATATAAACCAGATAAATAAGTGTAGGAGAACACTATGGCAAACAGCGGCGTAACAGAATATACAACAATAGATGAACAATTTCCAATAGCAGGTCAAGATAATGACAGCCAAGGATTTCGTGATAATTTTTCAGCAATCAAAGATGATTTGCAAAGAGCTAGTTCAGAACTAACAGAACTAAGAACAAAGGCAGTTTTAAAAGAAAAACTCAATGACGATTCGGCATTAAATAACGATCTTCAGAGCAGTGTAATTTCTAATGCAATATTAGAAACTACTTCCGGTCGTGTTTATAATACAGGCAATATTGCTAGTGACTCCGATGATAATAGTATTATAAATTGGGAAAATGGAAGTTATCAAAATGTTACCTTAGGTGCAAGTGTTACTCTTAAATTACAAGGCTGGCCAGGGAACGGAGAGTACGGAAAAATGCGTTTAGCAATACGTGCTTCGGGCGGTGTAACAAGAACAGCACAGTTTAGTGCTGGTGCAGGGACTTTGAGAGGAAGTGCAGCATTTACTTCTGCATTAACTAACGGTCAATTAGAAGTAACATCTTCTACTACTCCTAAAATTGTAGACATATGGACTTCTGATTCTGGTGGTACAGTATTCTTAGACTATGTTGGCGAATTTACAATATTATAATGTTTAATCCTTTAGTAGACGATTTTAGTGAACTTACTGATACAGAAATAGAAAACAAAATAATCGAGCTTGGCAAAAAATATTGGCAAGCTCGCAATCCACAACTACAAGCTCAAATTGCAACTATACTAGAAATGTATAAAGAAGAAGCAAGAAGCAGACGAGCTAAAGCATATCAAAAACAA